ACTGAAGCGAGCCGGAGTTCTTGACCACCACCAGGTCATAGAGCTGCGCCTGTGCCGCCGTCACGGGCTGCGTCATCCACTCGTCGGCCACTGTGAAGGCCGTAGCTCCATTGACGTACAGCCCGCCTGTGATTTCGAATCGGATGTAGGCGTCTGCCGGTGCGGTGCCGGGGTTGATTTCGCTGACGGATCGGTCGGTGAGGTGGGGCCGCACAGCGCCGGCGCCGAAGAAGGTGCGCGAGGCGAACATGGTCGTCAGGCCGGGACTTGGAACCAGTTGCCCTCCCAGCGGGCGTCGGTCGCGTTCCAGGTGAGGTTGAGGTAACTGGTGCGGTTGGCGCCGGTGGCGATGCTGCCGTCCACCTTGGCGCCGGCAGGCAGCGCGACGGTCCGCCCTCCGGTGGCGTCTTGCTTGAATCGCAGGCTGATGAATTGGCCCTCGGTCGCGTTGTTCAGGGTCATCGAGGTCACGTTGCCCGTCAGGGTGCCCACCACGATGATGTTCGAGGCGTCGGTGTCGATGGTCAGGCTCGCCGCGTAGGCGACGCTGGCTTTCGCGGTGTAAGCCTTCTTGTTCATCTTCACGTTGCTCGCGCTCGCTTCCAGGATCGAAGATCCGTTCGCGTACAGCTTCGTGGACAGGCCGCGCAGGCGTAGCTCAAGGTAGGCGCCCGCCGTGCGGTTGTAGGCCGTCACGTAGCCGATGCTGGATAAGTAGAACAGCTCCAGGCCCGAGCCGGAGGCGGGGGTGTTGAACCCCGTGGCGCGGAGCCCGCCATCGGCAGCGGCGATGCCCGTGAAGCTCGGGGACTCGAGCGGCGCGTACAGGGCCAGCTCGCCTTGCACGAAAGCGGTGGTGGCAAGCCGCGTGTTGTTCGAGCCCGCCGCCTGGGTGGGCGCGGTGGGGTTGCCGGTGAAGGCCGGGCTGGCAAGTGGGGCGCGGGTGGTGTCGGTGGGGTGGACGTGGTCTTGGCGCGCGAATCGCAGGCTGGTGCCAGCAGCGGCCGTGCCGTTGACCAACGGCGCCGCGGTGCCAGCCTGACCAACGACGAAGGCTGTGGTGGCGATGCGCGTGGAGTTGTTGTCCGCCGCCTGGGTGGGTGCAGTGGGGGTGCCGGTGAAGGCCGGGCTGGCCTTCTTGGCGTAGGCTATGCCCGTGTATTCCGACCAGCTGGTGCCGCTGAAGCGCTCGATCAGGCCGGTGGTTTCGTTCAGGCGCTTGGCGCCCGTGGGCGCGCCCGTGACGGTACCCGTCAGGGTGGGGTCCATCCACATGGACAGCGCAGCGATGGCATCCCGGTAGCTGGTCGGAACCCCTGTGTACGCAGAGGCGGTGGTGAATTCGTTGAAGTTGATGGGCATCAGTAGCCTCGCGCAGTCCAGCTGAAGCCGCCGCTCACGCGGTTGCCGGCGGTGTCGAAGAGAAGCACCTTGAACCCCGTGGGGTTGGGCGCGTCCACGAAGTCGTACAGGGCGAATCGGGCGGCGGTGCCCGACGGCGTCACCACAATGGAGGTGACGTCGACGAAGGCCTGGCCGAAGGTCACCGAAGTGCCACCCACGTCGGTGGCGGCCGCAGTGCCGGTGCCAGCGTCGGTTTTGAGCTTGTTGGAGAGTTTGATGTTCAGGCCCGAGCAGCGGATGAGGTTGGCGCCCGCCGTGCAGCTGAACGTGAGGGTGACTCGCAGGTACCTGAAGGGCGCAGTGATGAATGCTGCGAAGCCGGCAGGCGCGTTAGTCCACGCATCGCCCGTGGTGAGACGGTAGGCGATCTGGCACGTCACGGCCACCGAGCCGATGAGGACGTCGCTGGCCAGTGTGATGGTGGCCATGGTGGCCGGCACCGAGGCGCCATAGTCCACCGTCTCCACATAGCTGCCGCTCGCAACGCTGGGCAGCGCGTACCGGTCGTAGCCTGCGGCCACCTGGTCGGCGATGTTGGTCCAGCCCGGGCCGCTGAAGTGGGTGCTCCAGCTTTGCGTCGTGTCCACCGGGCCCAGCAGCTCGCCGGCGTCGAGGTACATCGAGTTCTTCGCGCCCGAAAATGAACTGTCGAAGTTGTTGCGCAGGATGTAGTCGGGCGGCTGGTTCACGGTGGCCGCGATGCTGGCCGGCGTGCCGACGTTGCCGGCCGAGTCGACCGCGGCGATCCAGTAGGTGTAGTTGCCCGCCACCTGCTCGAACACCGTGGTGAAGGTGCTGTTGCCGTTGCTGCCGACCACGGCGCCCGACGCCCAGGTCGCCCCTTTGCGCACGTCATACCGTTCGATGGGAAGGGTTCCCGTCAATGGGGCGCCCCAGTACAGCAGCACGTTGTTGTCGATCACTTCGGCGCGTCTGGAGGTCACCGCACCGGGTGCGTCGACTGTGAGGTCGACGGCCACCGGCGTGCCCACATTGCCCGCCACGTCGATTGCAGCCACCCAGTAGCGCCGGGTGCCCGCATAGGTGATGCGCTCGCGGTAGGTGGTGGTGTAGCGGTGATCAATGAAGGTGCCGCCAGCCCACGTGGTGCCGTAGCGCAGCTCATAGCGGTCGATCGAGAAATCGCCCGTCACCGGCAGCCAGGTGAGCACGACGTCGCGGCCGTCGATGCTGGCGGAGATCGCGCTGGCGCCCGGGATGGACACCTGGACCAGCACGTTGGCAGCGTTTGTCGACTCGTAGCCGTAGATGTCGCGGGCCTTCACCCACACGTTTCGGCCGCCGGTGAGCTGCACCTGCCACGGCAGGCTGGTGCCGCCAGCGTAGGCCAGGTGGGTGCTGGTCTCCCACGAGGTGCCGTCCACGCGCACGTGGTAGTCCTTCACGTCGGGGTCGGGGTGGGCGGGCCAGAACAGTGTCACGCCGAACGGTTCGGTGCGAAAGCCCACGCTGGCCACGTCCGCCGGCGGCAGCTTCAGCATGCTGCCGGTGATGTAGTACTGGTACTCTTTCACGTCGGCCAGGCTCTGTTCGCCGCCGCCGTACTGGTTCCAGCTCGTGAACTTGAAGTAGATCGGCTTGCCCACCAGGTCGCGGTCCAGGGGGCCGCTGCGCGCGATGGATTCGTCCACACGGACGAACTGGCTCCCGGCCGGCCAGGACGGGGAGGCGGTGCCGTAGGCGCCGCGCTCGAGGCCGGTGAGCGTGTAGGCGTTGGTGCCGGTGAGCGCGGCGCCGGCATGGGCGAAGTACTCGCCGCCGTCCTCGGTGCCCACCCAGCACAGGGTTTGTAGCGCCTGGGCGTCGCCTGATGTGCCAGCGTACATCTGCCCACCCTGGCCGATGAGCAGCACAGCGGCCGAGCCGCCGGGCCCTGCCGCCAAGGTCGAGGTCAGCCGGCCGTATCGGTTGCCGCCCTTGACCACGCCTACCTCGCGGTAGCTGTCGCCGTCCAGGCTGGCCCATACCCGGCACCCGCCCCATTGGGCCCCGGCCCCGCTGACGGCGACGAACACTTCGAGGCCCGTGGTGGTCATCGACACGGGCGCCTCGAAGATGACCGGATCGGTCACGTCCCCCGGCTCGGCGTTGTATTCGTGGGCGAAGCCACTGCCGCGCTCGTGCGGGTACTTGGCGGCGCTGGCCACGCCCAGCGGCCAGTCCTCCGCCTCGATTTCGATGGCGCCCAGCTCGCTGTCTGTGGTCTTCTGGATCAGCACCGGCAGCCGCTCGCCCGTGACCGGGTGGGGCACCGTCACCAGGTCCATGGCCTCGAGGTCGCAGTAACGCCAGCCCAGGCGGAACTTGTAGGTGCGGTTGACGTTGAGGTGACGCTGCAGCAGCAGGTGCGCGACGCGCGAGGCCACCTCGGGGTCCACGATGTCGTGCATCTTCACCGTGGGCGCCGGCCGCTCGCCATAGAGTTCGATGCTGCGCAGGTCGCTCGCTTCCGCCGTGCTGATGTTGTACATGGGGCCCGTTTCGGCGGTGCCACGGTCCATGTATTCGATGATGACTTTGTTGTACGCGTCGGCCGGGCTCTTGCGCTCGATCTGAACCGGGTCTTCGTCGGGGCTGGAGGTGATGAAGTCGTCGTCGGTCAGGTCGTACAGCGGCGTCGTGTTCGGCTCGAAGCTGTAGCCGTTGCCGCTGGCCGGCGCGTCGCCACGCGGGATGATCTTGAGCTTGCCTTCCGACCACACCGGCGCCGAGTTGGTCATCTCGCACCAGCCCTTGATCCACTCGCGCGCTTCTCGCTGCTCGATCAGGGCCGGCGACAGGAACAGGCCCAGCGCCCGCACGTAGCTGCGGTACCAGCTCATGTCGCCGATGCGGGCCGGGTTGAACGAGGCGCCGTACAGCTCGCTGGTGAGCAGATCCGGGATGAACTCGCTGGCGTCAGCATCGACGATGCCGCCGCCCACCTGCAGTTTGCCGTCGACCTCGAATGAGTGGTTGAGCACTTCGGCCGACTCGCTGAGCTGGTACGCGGCGCCGAATACGTAGGCAAAACCGCTGTAGCCCAGCGCCTGGCTTGCATGGTTGGTACTCAGGTAGCCCCATGCGCTTTGTCCGAGCGTGCCCGTGGCCAGCGCCAGGCCGAGTTGGCTGAGCGCGCTTTGCCCGGCTTTGGCCTGATAGCGTTCCTTGCCCCGCCACACGGTGGGGATGGCGTTGCAGACACCCTCGGCCAGAACCATGAGCACGGCGGCCTCGTAGGTGTAGTCCGTCTGGGTCTGCGTGACGCCGCCGCCGCCTTTGCCGGCGCTGGTGCGCGTGGTGTGGGGGACGGCCTTGAAATCACCGTACCAGCCGAGGTTGCCGCTGATGCGCGTGCGACCGTAGACGACGGGCACCGTGCCGCCGTAGCTCGATTGCTGCACCCGCAGCGCGCCCAGCATGGGCGCTTTGGTGGAAATGGTGCTGCTGCCTCCCATGCCCTACCCCTGCGCCTGCGGCCACAAGGTGCGGTACTCGACCGCACGGTTGCGCAGCGGGTCGTGCAGCATGCTGGCCAGCGTCACACCCTGGTGCAGGTAGCTGTGCAACACCTCGTTTTCACCCACGATGATGGTGCCGTGGCTGTAGCAGCGTCCGAACCGGTACACCGCCACGTCGCCCGGTCCGGGCGTCTGCACTGGCACGCTGTACTGGTCCAGAAAGCCGAGATAGCGCTCGTCGCTGCGGTGCAGGTGCCAGTCGGCCGGATACGGCCTCGGGTCGAGATCGGGTGGCACCAGGCCCACGGCGGCGTACACGCGCACCAGTAGCATGGCGCAGTCCACGCCCACGCCTTTGATGTCGCCCATGTGGTGATACGGCGTGCGCAGCCAGGTCAATGCCTCAGCCACCACCGCCTCGCGCTGGGCCTGGATGTCTTCGGGCGTCATGTGGTCGTCTCGGGTGCCGGCACGAACGGGAAGCCCCGGAATCGCGCGAGGTTGTTGAAGCGGCCTTGACAGGTGGACATGGTCTTGTCGCAGCCAGGCACCACGCTGAAGGCGTCGCCCAGCTCGAAGTCAGCCGGGAACGCGAGCGCGAACTCGAACTCGCCGCCGGCGGTGTAGGCCTTCACGGTGCGCGACACGCCGGCGTTCGCGCCGGTGGTGAATGTGAGCGTGCCGAGGTCGAAGTATCCGGCGGCCTGCACCAGCGCCGAGCCAAATGCGCGGCGCTGGCTGGCGACACTGGAGACCGTTCCCACCTGCGTAACAGCCGCCCGGTTGGCGCCGCATCCGGGGCTGTAGACGTTCAATGAGCAGTTCGGCGTGAAGATGTTGCGCGGCAGTTTCACGTCGAGCAGCTCGAGGTCGCTTTTCACGCTGACCTGCACCGAGTGCCGGCTGCCGATGATCTTGGACACACGGCCTGAGAACATCACCACCGAGCCTTCGGCGGGCTGCGTCCAGTCGGAGAAGAACGCCCGCTGCAGCAGCACGGTGGCGCCGTCCAGCGCCCCGTCGAGCGCGCCGGCGATGAACGGTTGGCCGTTGAGCGTATGAGCCGGGTCGGCGGTGCTGATGGTCATGCTGAGCGTGTCCACCTCCAGCCCCACCACGCTGCGGATGGCGCCGCGGCTGATGAGCGGGCCGCGGCAACTGAATGTCTCGGCGCCGAGCGTCACGTCCACATCGGCGCTGCTGTAGCGCAGCACCTCGCCTCCGATGGTGCTGATGGTGTAGCAGTCAGCCATGCGGAACGTGCGGGTGCCCTGCAGCAGGGCGCGCAGGGTGGGTGAGACTGTCTTGGCCATCGTCACTTTTCGCTGATGAATTCGACCTTCTTGCCCGAGTACAGGTCTTGCATGAACTGCTCGATCTCGAGCGCGTCATGGGTGAAGCGGCAGCGGAAGTAGAAGGTGCCGCTCCAGCTCACCTGCTGGCCGGCTGCCGGCGCAACGGTGAACGTCAGGTATCCCGCGTCCGCCAGGGTGTAGTCGGCCGGCACCGTGAGCGCGGCGGCAGTCGTGTTCTTGATGTATTCGGTCGGCTCGGCCGGGTCGTCCTCGGCAAGGGTCTCCATATGCAAGGCGTCGTAATACATGCCGCTGATTCCGTCGCCTGTGTAAGTTACGGCACCTGTGGGCGCTGGCAGCATGTATGCGGCGAAGGTGGCCCCGGCGGTGTCGCTGGGCCTGACGACGAGCCAGACTCGATACCAACCGCCGCCGAGGTTGCGAATGCCGGTGGCTTCGACAGTGCCCGCACGCACGGACGATGTTTCGGCCGCCAAGTCGAAGTTGGCCGAGCCCGCATTGGTCCACGGCATCGACAAGGACAGGGCGGTTCGCCCGTTGGCGCGCACCCGCATGCTGATGCAGTGGCGGACATTCGCCGCGACCGGATACACCGTGCGCCAGATGCGATGCGACGTGTTCGCGGTGTCCTCGGTCAGCAAGTCGGCTGTGGCGGAGCCGTCCGGGTTGGTGGCGGCGTTTGCGGTGACGACAACGCCGTTTTTCGACCAGTAGGTCGATGTCATGTCGTCGGTGCGGGCGAAGTAGTTGGTGCGGCTTGCGCCGCTGACGCGCCACTTGCCCGCGCTGCCACGGTCGATGTAGACCCACACGTCCGCCGGCGCCAGGACCGGCTCCACAAAGCCGCCGAGGGCGCGCACCAGGCGGTATTCCACCCGCGAGCCATCGCCCGTGCCCAGCGCCTGGTCGGCGACTTGGTAGTCGTTCGGGTCGCGGTAGAGGAAGCTGTCGAAGCTGCCCATGCGCTGATTGAAGAAGCCCACCAGTTGCTGCAGTTCGCTGAAGCCGCCGCCGGCGCGCAGGAACTCATAGCTGAGGGTGAACTTCCACCGCGGGTAGCTCTGGAAGCTGCCGCGGGTTTCGCGGCCGGAGGCGGCGGTAAGCACTTTCGTGGCCCAGATGGGCTGCTTGTTGGTGCCCCACTTCAAGCCCGGCAGCGTGGGGAAGACGTCGTTGCTCATCGCGCCTCAGCTCAGACTGATGCTGCCGTCGCGGCGCAGTTCTTGCAGGGCCGAGGTGAGCGCGTCGCGGTGCATCATGAAGAAGTTTCCCGGCATGGGGACGGCCTTGATCTCGATGGGGCGCGAGGCGCCCCCCGAGGCGGTCATGGCACGGATGGCGTTGGCGTGTTCGGCCGGCAGCACCATTTCCTGTTCGTGCAGCTGGGTCAGCGGGTTCAGGCCGGCGGGGATGTCCCAGCCGCGCGCGGCGCTGGGTACCTTGGACGCCATGCCACCAACGGCAGCGAGCATGGCCGCCATGGCCGCGAGCGCCAAGGACGGTCCCACGTAGGGGATGCTGGCTTGCGACGCCGCTGCCCCGGACGCCGCCTTGGCGCTGTCCGCACCGATGCCCGCCAGCGCCAGGGCCTTTTCGGCGGCATAGCCGGCTACCTTTTTGGCGATGATGTTGGCAATCTCCTTCACGATGGCGCCACGGATGCCGGCCCAGATGGCGGTGATGCCTTGCTTGAGGCTCATCTGCCCCTGCAGCATCGCCTCGATGGCCGTCTGCATGGACTGCTGGACGCCTTGGAATATGCGGGTGATGGGGTTGTCCTTGGCGTCGAGCTGCTGCTCCAGGCTGATTTGCTTGAGCCGCGCCTGGTGCTCGCGTTGCAGGGCCTCGATCTGGGCGCTTGTCTGGGCGTAGGCCACGGGGTCGCGCTCGGGGTCGATGAGGGCCAGCTTGTCCAGCAGGCCCTGGCGCTTGATCTCGGTGCTCTGCTCTTCGTATTTGCGCTCGAGTTCGAGCAACTGGGCGTAGGAGATCTCGCCGAGTTTGTACTGCCCCTGCGCCTCTTGCCGGGCGATCTCCACCGCGCCCAGCGCCCGGTCTTGCTGGAGTTTCATCGCCTCTTGGTCCAGCGCCGCCCGGGTCTTGGCCTGTTCGCGCAGGATCTGCACTTCGAGGTCGGCCACCTTCTTGGTGATGGCCACGCGGTCTTTGCCCACCAGGTCGGCCGATTCCAGCAGCGTGCGCCAGTAGGCCAGTTCCTGCTCTTTGCTGTACTCGCGCAGGGCGTCTTTCTCGGCGGCCAGGCGCTTTTCCTCGGCCAGCGCGGCCTCGTAGTACTGCATGAAGCTGGGGTCGGCGGCGGCAGCTTTTTCCCGCGGCGCCTCCTTCTGCTTTTCCTGCGGGGCCTTCATGCTCTTGTCGCCCCGCTGGCCCTCGGCCTGCCCAGCGCCTGTGTCGGCGCTCCAGATGGCATCGATGCGATCGCGCGTCTTCTGCGAGCTGGCCGCCATGTTGTCCATGGCGTTGGACCAGGCGTTGGCGATGGTTGGGCCGATACCCGAGATGGCCGCGCCGGCGCCCTTGAAGTCGCCCACCATCGCCCGGGCCACAGCCTCGGCCAGCGCCCGGATCGGCTCAGCCACGGTCACGACCGTCGCATTGATGGTCTCCCACACGACGACGACGCCGTTTCGCAGCGCATGGAAGGCGGTGACCAGTCCACCCAGCGCGCCTTTGACCACGGTGATGGCGGCCGGCATGATGGCGTTGAACAGATTGACCAGGTCGGTCATGACCGGCATCAGAATCTGGCCCACGGTGTTCCCCAGGCCTTTGATTGAGAACCCGGCACGATCGGTCGCGGCGTCGTATTCTTTCCACGCCTGCACAGCGTTGGAACCGACTTCGAGGCCGAGTTCCTCCATGGTCGCCTTGGCTTCGTCCAGCGTCTCGTTGTTCACCAGCAGCAGCTTGGATGAGGCGTCCAGCCCCCGACCGAACAGCGTCTGCGCGGCCAGGGCCCGGTCGGCGCCCTCCCGATACTGGTTCAGGATGTCGAAGCTGTCGAGCAGCAGGTCATTCATGGGGCGAAGGTTGCCCGCCGCATCGCGCGTGGCCAGGCCCATGGCCTGCAGGTCTTGCTCGTTCTCCTTCAACTGCCGGGCCAGGCCCTTGGTGGCGGCGAAGAGTTCGCCTTCGGTGGCGTCCACGTCTTCGAGGGCAAGGCGCCACTGCTGGGCCACGTTGGTGGACGTGCCCATGGCCCGGGCAAGGTCCATCGCGCCCTCGGTCATATGAGCGCTGGCTGACACCGCCTTGCTGGCCGCAAGACCCGCCGCGGCCGCGACGAGGCCCATCATGCCCAAGCGGGTTGCGCCGATGCTCTCCAGCAGGCTGCTGAAGTGGCCGCCCATCGCGATGACCTCGCTGCTCACGCTGCTGGCGATGGCGCGCATGTGGCCGCTGATGGCCTGACCAGCCGCCCCCACATGCGAGCTGGTGTCCGTGAAGCGGGACCGCATGCCCTCGAGCAGCTCCCCCACGCGCTTGATGCCAGCGGCGAAGGGGTTGTCGTCGAGGACGGCGGTGTACTTGATCGTGGTGCTCACGGCGTCTCCGGGTCAGGTGCAGGCGTCTGGACAGGCGTCTGGACAGGCGGCTGCATGCGGCATGGGGGGCGGAACTTGTGCACGGGCGGGCCCAGCATGCTGGCCACGAGTTCCATGGCCGTGGTGTCGCTGGCCGGCCCTGTTGTGCTGGCGCTGGTCCGCACTGGGCCGCCCGCGCGGCCCGCCAGGGCTTTGGCCAGCGCGGCCAGCGTCACGTGCGCGGGCGGGAAGCGGCGCCAGTACTTCACCAGCGCGGCCAGGTCGTGCAGTGTCAGGTGTTCGCGGGAGTATTCGAAGGTCCAGCCGAGGCTGGTGGCGATGTGGGCGAAGACGGCGCTCCAGCTCCAGGGCTCAGTGTCTGCTGGATCTGGAGCGCCCTCGGGTTTCCCGCGGCGGCTTCCGCGTCCACCCACTGGCGGTAGCCGCTCTCGCCCATGATGACGGCGAACAGTTCGGCCCAGTTGTCCACGTCGACCACTTCACGCACAAACTCGCGCTCGATCTCGGGGTAGTTGCGGCGCAGGCAGCGGTGCAGCAGGTCCACCACCAGGCCGATGGGTTTGGGCTCGGTGCCGGCCTGCAAGGCGGCGATGCGGTCTTCGAAGTCCTCGAAGGTGCCGGCATTCATGGCCGGCACGATGAGGACCTGTCCGCCCAGTTCGACCGGGCGGCCTTTGTACTTGGGCTGGCCGGTCATGGTCACTCGGTCAGTGCCAGGGTGCCGATGACGCCCGCTTGGTCGGCGAAGGCGCGAAAGCCCATCTCCGGCACGGTGAAGTCGTCGTTCTTGCTGCCGAACTTGAAGCCTTCGCTGATGCAGTTGTTGAGGG